TTTGGTACACCATTGGCAAACGCATGCGACATAAGCTGCAAGCCGTTTCGGAAGGCAGTTCTGGTTGATGCTAGCATGGCCGGCACTTCGATTAATTCATAAGATGTATCACCACTCAAACCAATCCCAGCACGTAATTTGCCCAAAGTAGCAGCGCCAGCTCGTTCAAACATACGCCAAACCAAAAATATTGTGTTGCTTAAAAAATTCTTTACATGCGTACCCGGACGTGCCAAAAGGCCATTCACATAAACAGTAAATAATTTTTCCCATGGAGATCCTTGTGCCATCTCTCTAATAAGATTGGCCTTACCCTCTGGAGTCTTAACATCAAGGTAAGCCTGGGCAAACTTGACAATATCAGTCTCATTGCCAAAGTTCTCCATGATTGCTGCGATGTCTACAGCACCCTCACGTGGCATACGCATCACAGCCAAAGACTGCGCCACATTAGTTTGGTAACCTTTTACGCTTTGCTGTAGTACGCTATGGAAATGGATGGTCTGAGCCATCTGCGCCAGCTCGGTAGGTGTTGCGGTTCCATCAGCAACTTTGGCAGCCAATGCGTCTAGATTCTTAGCGCTCGCCACCATAGCATTTAATGCTTTGTAAGTATTTTCTGGACTTACTTCTAATTTACCACTGGTTAAGTCATCAATGAATTTAGGACCAATGCCAGCGCCTTCAGCCAGTGCTTTTACATCATCAAATGTTATGTTCTTGGTTTTGATACCAACAGCTTGATTGATAGTCTCAATTGTAGATTTAACATCTTCAGTGGTTGCCATCAATGGCAGATTGAACGCCAGCTCTGGCGGTTTTTCTAAAGCAGGATCTACGGTCTGCCTTAGATCTTGAATGTCTTTGCGCTGGCTTATGAAGGCATCGGGCGTAAGACTTGGTTGCTTGGCCGCCTCTACCTTGGCTGCGATCTTTGCTTCTGTCTTGCTGGTTGTGGTGCCTGTAGCAATGGCTGCTTTTGTAGTGTCTTCAACAGCAGCTGCAGCCACAGCATCTGGTGTTACTGGTGGAGTTGGAGGCTTGCGAATGTCTACCTTGCTGATCTTCTTGACCAGCATTTCTGTCAGGCCAGAGCCAAGACCAGCGACTTGTACGCCAGGATCCAACGCATCAGGTGTAATTGTTGGAACGGTAGCATCAATATCAGGATCTACTTTAGGCAGGCTGACTGCATCAATGCGTGACTCAATATCAGCTAATTCCTGATTGAGTTTGTCTAGCCTAATATCAAGCGGTTGTAATGCCATTATTTAGCACCCCCGCTAAATTCGCTAGATTGATTGGGGTTTACGCCACTATTTTGCGGAATAGTTTCGGCAGTTCCATCTCGTTTTCCGCTCCCCAGTCCTTGGGCAGCCCCTCTAGATACGCCAGCACTGGGTGCAAGATTTTTTGCTAGTTTCTTAGTGGTCTGTACAGTGGCACTTACGCCAGGTATAAGACCTACGGCGGCCCCACCAGTTTGCAATGCAGCTCTACCAATTTCTCCTTGTTGTAAACTTGTGTATGCATCCGACAAACTTCTGCCGGCTTCTTGGGTTGCCACAGTCGTACCAATAAGTGGAAGAAAATCAGCTATACCTATAGTAAGCGGCAAATTGCTGCTTGAACCACCCATAAATGTCTGAGCATTTTGTCTAGCCTTGTAGCGGTCTACGCCCATGCTCTCTAGCCACATTTGCATTTTGCTCGACAACTTTTCTCTGATAGTTGGATCGTATGACTCCATGCGTGGATACTTAGGTGGTTCACCAGAGTATGCAGACTCAGGCAAGCCACGTGAGCCAGCCTCGGCCACCAAAACATCACCTGGTTGTTGACCCGGTGCCATGGCCCGCTCAACCTCTGGTTCAGGATAGTACATACTATCCCAGTTCATACGAAGTTCTCGTTCAATGCTCATTGAAGGGTCTTCCTATATTCTTCTTGAGCCTTTTTCACTTTATTCTTTTCTTCGGGACTCAAACTTCTAAATGCTGGCTTGTCAAAGTCAATCTCTTCAATCTTCACATTTACTTTAATATTCCTGCTATCCAATGTCTTTTCAATTTGCTCTTTAGACGTTTTTCTAGTTTCTTCATTCTTTTTCACGGTAGCATCATTGTTATGCCGATTAATAGCGCTTTCAACCGCCTGCCCTGGACTCTGGAATATTTCCACGCCTTGTTCATTTTTAACTTTTTTGCCAAGTTCTTCCACGTAAAGCCTAGTAATATCAATCTTCTTCTTGGCACTAACTTGGCCAGGATCAATGTAGGCACTCACGATCCCAGATTCACGGTCAATACGTTCATGCGCCTTACGTGCTTGGTCATCCACCACAGACCTGCTCAAAGACTCAAATTCAGATCTGCTAAGTTTGTTGGCATATGGCACTAACTGCTGAAAGTTATTGATCGTGCCACGTTTAATCTGGTCATACAATGTGCCGGCTAAAATTGGGTTGGGTTCGGGGTCTTTGGGCTTGAGCAAGTCTTCAGCAGACTGCAATGTCATCTCACCAAGGCCAACCAGTTCAGTCACAATCTGGCGCTTTCTAGCAACCCCAGCCCTTAAGTATTCTAATGTCAACGCATTGGCTTTGGTTTTATTAGCCTCCTTAGTCTGCGCCTCGTCAATTCTCCTCGTCTGCTCCTCGTCAGAAAAAGATTTAATGATCCTCTCCCGCAAAAGATCTTTGCTTTCTGTACTCATTGCTTTGTACATATCAGTGAGTTCACCAGCATCTCCAGCTAGAATCTTTTTAAACGCCGCACCAGCTGTAGGCGCAAAGCCTCTATCTGTTAGCTTTGCACTTATTGCACTGAGCTTGGCATTTTCTTTAATCTTGTATGCCTCAAGCGCAAACTTGTTGCCACCAGCCAATCGGATAGACGTAGCGTTTGTGTAGGGGCTAATCACGTTATCCAGCACTTGCTCTAACTCACCAGCTGGCAAGTTGATCTTTGCATATGAGTTGATTACATTCTCAAGCACTGGCTTAAGTTTGTTCAATCCAACCTCTTGATCTGCTTGGTAAGCAGCTTGTCTAGCCTTTTCATCAAATAACAATGCCTGCTTATAAACAGCATGGCCAAGGGTAGTCATCTGTGCCCTAACCTGAATAGATATCTGAGGGTCTAAGTTAGACAACATTGACACATTGCCATCAATGTCATCACGCAGATCACGCTTCAAAGCGACCAAGTCTACTGCTTCACCCGACTCAATACGCATAAGCCTGTCGGCCTGTCGGTTCTGAAAGTCAGCAATGATGTTGGTGCCTAGAAGATTAGCTGATGCCTTGTTATATGATTCTTGAAATACTTTGCCAGCACCTTGTACAACCGGCATCTGACCACTTTTTTTTGCAACGTCCAATTGTTCTTGGGTAGGCGGAAACTCAATCGCATACTTCAAACCGGCTTTTTGCGCCTCGGTGACAGCCTGAGTTTGAAAAAACGCTGTCATTCGATCCAACTGCTGGCCGAGCACACTCATGCCTTGCGCTGCTGCTTGTTGCGGTGCAACGCTTATGCTTGGCAAGTTGGCGTATTGTGCGCCAGCATATTCATAGGTTGGTAGCGTAGCCATTATGTAATTGTCTGTAGTTGCTTAGGCGTTAGTGTTTCTCGATACCTTGCACCAGCCAACAAGCCTGATCCAATTCCAGCTAACAAGCCGTAGGTTTGGGCTGATGCAGACTGCAATGATTGTGAAGTGGCCAAACCACCAGACATAGCGAGTTGTGCATTCTCACTCAAAATTTGCATCTCATTGCCAGCGCGGTATGCATTAGATTGCTCCACAGTTAATGGCGAACCAGAGAGCGGGTCTACACCTCCAGCCACAGCTCTGGCCCTTATAGTTGATGCCAAACGCTGCTGGCGCTCTAAAAGTTGGTAAGCCTGGCGGTTGTAATTGAGAGCATTTTGTCTGCCTTGTAATTCTGCTTGCGATGCCTGCAACCTATACGCCGTTGACTGAGCTTGCCCTTGAAGAATGCTTGAGACAGCACTAAATGCACTGCCTGCCAAAGAGAGGTTAGATGCCGTGAATAAAGATGGAGCGGCTACAGCGGGTGCAGCCACCGTAGCAACTTCAGCGGCTGCAGCAGCCGGTGCAGCTTCAGCAAAAAATAACGCTACCGCCTCCATTTATGTGCCTCCATACACACTTAGCTTGTACTCCATCCCCAATAAATTCAGCTTCAAAGGCAGAGTTTGTGTAATAGTAATTTGGGCATTCTGATCATAGCCACTAATGCCACTGATTAATTTAGTGCCAGTGAATTCTGGTACATCATTATCTAAAATGTCTACTGCATCTAATGTACGAATTGGCACAAGATTGCCATTTACGATAATGTGTTGTGTTTGATACAGAATCGCATTGACCTCAACGATCCGCTTGACAAAACCAATTCGCACACCCATCTGCAACCTTGGCTCTATTGGCAAGGTTACGATACTAACAGTAAACGGCAGGCCCACCTCGTAGCTGTTCGTGCTTGCTCTATCCATTGTGATGGAGCCGCCAGCATTAACTACTTCATTAGATAGGACTGATCCGTCTGCTTTGACATTTAGATTTTTGCCAATGTGTGGCAGACCAGATATTGTAGTTGCAACGCCCCCAGTAAAAGCGCAGTCCGTGTGTACGCCCGCATCAAAAATTTCTACAAAATATTTATCAACACCATTAAATGTGCGTTTTACAACTACATAAATATCTTCAATATCCACACCAATATCTTTAAACAAACCATCGGTGACTAACTTGCTTGGGGCTACTACGTTTTGTTGACGCAAGATGGAATAATTGGCAATAGTTCCATCACCGTTTAACATAAACAACGTGTCTGTTTCTTCGGTGCTTGTAGCTTTACGCAGCGCCAATTCTGTGGGCGAATTAATTAAATGACTCGACAGCAAGCTGATTGATGTACTTACATAACTTGCAGTCGTGTCTGAAAACTGGAACTCATTAAGAGCTTTTCCTTGCCGCTGAATATACAACGTACCTGACTGTAATATCTGAACCCTAATACCCTCCCTAGAGCCATTTCGGGAAACAGATTTAACAAAAAAATTAGTCGGGGTAATCGGTTCCAAGCCGGACTGTGGCACATAGAACTCGCCACCCGTAGTGAATACTTGCAAATCACGACCACTTATGATGTCAACAATTACGTTGAGACTATTTGTATCTAGCGTTGCCTCAACTGCATCATCGTCATATGCTTGATCCGGCATAAAATCAAAGAACTGCGATACTTTGCTTCCCCATACGGTACTGGGTCTGTTCTTAGAGCCACCAAAATAAAGCCTGCCCTCATGAAATGTACAGGTTCTTGGCCAACCTTTAGAATTTGACCAGACATCTTCGTAGCCCGCCTCTAATTCCCACGACCCTTGAGCAATAGCAGATGTATCAAAAAAAGGTATCTCTGTAACGGCGTTTACAACTGAACTACTGGTAAAACTGACAACCCTAGCCCGCCCTTGTGGGCTTGCATTGATATATTGACCAACAGATCCGGCACTAAACGTGCCAGCGCTAGAAGTCAGCGTTACTTCACCAGACTTAGCACTCGGTGTTAATGTGCCAGCCGGATTAGACAACGTCATAGTGAAAGCATACTTTGGAATACTTACAAAACTGATGTTGCTCACGGTCCAGCTTGAATCACTTGCACCACGGACAATTTTGATGGGGTTAATATCTTTATGGACAATGATTAAAGTATCGGCAGATTGAGTCCAGCACATAGTCGACAAGATTGAACTGGTCACAGCAGTCACAGACAAAAACGGATTCCCAGTGCCATTAATATTAGTAATCTGGACTTGGTTTTTAAACACGTGCATACGTTGATGTGTAAAAACCAACATGTAACTATCGTCAACCGAAAACTCAAACGCAACGCACCGAGTGCCGCTGGCGGGGTTGGAACCGCTAGGGATCTCATAAAGATGTTTTAAGCCACTGCGCCTGCGAACCCCACCTTGGGGTTGCACAACTACGTTAGTAAGCGTTTCAGCCCCATTTTGATATTGGTTCAAGTCAACCCTAGCTCTGAGCAATGGGTCGATCTCTCCACTGCTAAAGTTGGTTTGAAATAAAATTAATCGTGACATTAGTTTCTCACAGCTATTAAACTAAAGTCTTCAAAGCTCTGCGAAGTATTACCTTGGCCATCAATAATCATTGCCGTACGAAGATAACCACCTCGATTATTTTCGGAGGGACTACCAACAGCAATGTTTTGCCAATATTGTGTTTTGCTGATTTGATCTGTAATTGGATCTGCCAAATGCCATGTCATCATGTACTTTAACAATTGTATAAAGTAGCTAGGCATTTCCGATTCAGTTGGTTGATATTGGTAATCAATAACCACCACCTCTTCGTTTGTTAGCAGCTTGTCGCCTTGAATAATCCAATCTGTGAATGTTCTAGCCCCAACTTCAATGGAGTTGTATGCCCTGCGGATAGTCCCAAGGCGGTCTGATGGCAACTGATACTCATAGCGATATTGATTGACTGGCGTATTTATTGTCTGCGCTAACGCAACTTTTTTGAATGTAAAACTCCACGGATATGCTTGCAATGTGGATTTTTTCAGATCTGGGTAAATACGATCACATAAATTTGATGCATCAGTGCCTTCATTGAATGAAGATATTGACTTTGCACCCAACATCAAAAGTGCATCCGAACATACTTTTAAATCCGTATCTCCGCTAGCCATAAATTGCCCTTAAATGTAAAAAGGCCAACCTCCAGCGAACTAGAAGTTGGCCCACTTACTCGACTAATAATTAGTCGGTGTCAGTTGAGGTTACGGTTACACCGTCAGTAATATCAACCACAGTACCTGTGTTTGAGTTTACATAGGCGGTGGACATAACCGGTGTGCCACCAGTGGCGCTGAAACAAAAAATAATGTCGCCGACCTTCAACAATGAAGCAATGGAGTTGAAATAGCCAGAAACACGAATTACTGCCTGTGCGTCAGTGCTGGAGTATGTATAAATAGCCGGGGCGTTGCCAGACTTAGACTGTCCACCGATAGCGTTAAAGCCTGTTGCGGAAAATGCCATGATGTGTACTCCTTATTCTGTACAAGTAATAGCGACAATACCGCCAGCATCAATAGCAATAGCGCCTGCGCTGAACATCGAACTTACCAAATAAGAAGTTTTCTCTGGTATGTAGTTGATTTCAGAGCGAATCGCCATAGCTTCTGCCATGCCAACAGCCATTTTGTGGTATGCATAAACCACGCGGGTGCTTCCAGCACCGCCACCAGCAAGACCGCCTTCGGAACGGTCTCCAATAGTAATAAAGTTAAAACCCATAAACGTGGTCAATTCACCCTGTACCAATGCCTTTACAGTATTAAAGTCAGAGCTTGTGACTGAAGTTTCAGACAACAAACTAGACAACTGCGATGCATGAATCAAAATGTAACGATCCTCAAATGGCACATTAGAAGTGTTGAGCAAACGTGCAGCTTCGCGCAACTTAGACATGTTCATGTTTGTTGCAGCACCACCAACAGAAGTAGCAACTGTTAACGTAGTGCCTGACGCCGCCAACGCATCAATAACCATTTGGTCTGATCGACGACCGATGGCTTTTGACACAACTTGCACAAGTTCTTGACGCTCATCAAAATTAACCTTTGATTGATGGAAAATGTCACTATATTCAGCAGCAATGAAGTCTGTCAGGGTAACAGTTGCTTGTGAATAGGTAACATTAAGAGGTGTTACATCAGTCTGCGGTACACGAACTTGCGCAACACCAGCGCCAATTTTAGGAAATTTATGTGTGCTTGCTGTAACGCCAGTACGCAAACGGACAGTATTACGCAAGACAGCATCAGATTGATACGCCTGTTTTACTTCCGTGTCGAATAAAGTTACAAAAGCATTAGAAATACTAACTGCCATTGTCTTCTCCTAGAAAACGGTTGATGAAATATTTATCGCCAACGGTTGTCCAGAATGATCTGGGCCAAGACTTGTGCATTACAGCGCACCCCTGGATAGACTACTATCGTCACCGGCCTTGCGGTTGTCAGTAAACGAATTTTAAATTATATTTTTTATACTGTGTCAACTATTTTCTTGCAAATTGTAAAAAAAAAGCCAAGTTTTTACACTTGGCCATAAATTTAGCAACTGCTTTTGCTAAGGAAACATTTTTTCAAATAACTTTTCCACCTTCAATCGGTAGCTTGGATTTGTTTTGTATTCTGGGTTTGCCACCATCGCATCTAGCTCTTCTCTAGACAGAGAACCTTCAGGATCTGGTTTTAAAGTATCAGTTGGCACCTTGCCCTCATATGTTGCTCTAAGTTTTTGCAGAGCTTTTATGCCTTTGGCGGTATCGCCCCAACGAGTAAATTCAAAGAATTCATCTTCACTCCATATGCCCTTTTGCACCATCCCTCTGCCCCACTGGGCCATATTGTTGATGATGCTTTTAGCGTTAGGTCCAAGAGCCTCCAGCTCGTCTGCCATGCTCTGTCTGGCCTGCTGCATGTTGGTAGCACCTATGCCGGTGACTTCCCTGGCCAGTTCCTCAAAAGCGGTTTGGCTAATCCCATACTTTTGCGCCCAGCCAACATAGCTCTTAACCACCGGATCATCGGCTTTTAAACCTAAAGTTCCAATATCGTATTCGCCATTTTCTGGTGGCTTGTGTCCACCAGCTCGGAACTTTTTTTCAAGCTCAACGTAGGACTTGCTGATACCTTCTAGATCCGGCTCTTGGTTGTCTTTGTTCCAGAATTTTTCTGGCCAAAAGTCTGGTCTCTCTAGCGGGGCATCGTCTAGATCTGTCGTGTCACTTTGGACGTGACTGATAGTAGTTTGCTCTTGGCCCTCGGTTATCGGTTGGTTTGCGCCCTCCTCATCGGCGGCGCTAGCCAACAGGCCGGGGTTGTCATTTGCATCACTCATTGTTGTTTAGCCTTTCGGATTCTGTTTTCGATATCCCGAACCACGCTGTTCTGTCCCTCTCGAAACACACCTAGCGAATTGTCCGAGCCTGGTTGCCAGCATGGCTGCTCTAAGTAAAACCCTCGCAGCCACGCCAACACTTTTTGACCTTCAGCAGTAGCAAAGATTTTTGCCATCTGTAGGTTCAGATCAACGCCATTTTGCTCCAGCTCAAAGGCAATAGGCTCTGCCTCTAGATCATCCCACCCGCTCATTTGGGGGCCTTAGTAATTTCATCCGGTCCTGCAAATGGCGATTTGTCCTGATCAATTCTCATCTTTGCGTGTGCTATGGCCTTTTGCAAAATTTCTGGTGGCATATCATCAAAAAATTTTTTAGATTTCACTGGAGTATTTAACAAATAATCTAACTCTTTTTTAGTCAAAGATGGAACTATCAAAGGAATTTCTGTTTCTTTTCCATTGATTCCAACGCCTACAGATATCTCTGTTGATATACCACCATCAAAACGTTTTAATTGACCAAAATAACCCATTCCTTTTTTTTGTTTTATGTCTGCTCTTTGACCATAGCCATAATCCATCACATTGCTCCTTGTTCAGCCGGTGCTTGACTTTGTTGCTGAGCCGTAGCTGCGGCCTGCACCATTTGTTGCATCATTGCTTTGCGCTCCTCGCCTGTTGTACGCACTTGGATAGGCACACCGAGCTTGTCAGCAATGTAGTCAATCGCCGTACCAGCCTTAACAGCCATTTGACCCTCTGGCCCCATTGCGGAGGTGATTTGCATAAATTGCAATATGTTGTTGATCTCATCCATGTTTTGCGCCATGGCCAATGGTGATACCGGACTAACTTTGACCTCAAGTCCATTTATTTGAATGGGCATCACAATCATGCCATCTTGATCCATAACCTCCAAAATCTTGGTCACTAGTGGGATCATTGTTTCATTGATTAATCGACCGAATGCGGAGCCAAGGTTTTGTGCCAATTCCTTCATGCGCTCTACCACTTCAGTAGCAGATCTTGCAGACATATTGTCTGGTGGCAAGCTCTCATCCAGCAATGTCCGCTTTATAGATTGCACAAGATCGTTAATAACCAATTGGCTAACATTGAAGTCGCCGGCACGTGGCAATGGCTTTAATGCATCGCCCTGCGGACCGCCGTTTCTAGCCACTGGAATAATTGCGCCAGGGGTAATTTTCACATTAGCTGGATTTAATACACCATCATCTGCAGCGGTATACACTCCGGTGATTGCCAAACTTGCATTCTTAAGAACTAACTCTTTAACTTTGTTAAGAGTTTTAATGTCTGGTAAAGCGGTTAATACTGGTCCACGGCCATAAATCTCGCCCGCAACCTTCATGTAACGTGACACTACCCATGGACTTGATTTAAGTTTGCGGTATACCAACTGTGATTTGGTTTTCTCATGTATGACATAGTAGCCATAGTCTCCACGATCAAGGTCAAGTATGGTTGCCTCAACTAGATCTATTTCCTCAGTTGGGTTTTCGGCAATTTTGCGTTGTAAATCTGGTGGGATTTCAGCGTCTCTCCACTGCATCGCAACGGCCTCGCCCTTGATCCTCATCTTGCGATAAACATTGTCAACTTGGCCATTAGCGCCTTCTTCAAAACTGACTAAATACTGCGGGACCGGAATAAAGTTGATCGGATTTAGTGCGTCACCTTTCTGAATAAGCATGACTGCTGTTCCGACAGAAAGGTCTAGCAAAAACTCACCCATAGCAATGTCGAAATTAGACTGTTTTAAAACGCTAAACATTTTGTCTGCGTACATGTCTAACATCATCTGCACTTGACCTTTGCGGTCTATTGGTATGTCAGTGCCAGGCTCTAGCCTGCACCACTTGCGCTGTGGCGGGAAAATACCAGATTGCAGACGGTTCGCAAATCGCTGTGTGCTATTTATAGCAGTCGAGTCAAACACTCTTGTCATTTTGCGTTTGCCGCCTACTTTACCCTCGTACTCGCCGCCATACAAATTACGTTGCGGCAAGGCAAACTCCATTGCATCTTCATACAGACTGCGAAAGTCATCCTTTTTGTTCTGCGCCAGTTTGTGTCGCTGCAGGATCTGCTCAACGCTTGCCATATCAACCCTTTTTTTCTGCCTGGTATTTTTTTAAAATAGCCCTGCCTTTAGCAGCCAAACGAGCCGCGGCTTCAGCGGTCTTGGGCACTGGCTCACCCCACGCATTTGCCGACAGAGCCAACCTAGTGGGTTTGCCATCTTTGACCAATGGACCGCTTGGGTTGGTAAAGAATCGGGTCAAAAAAGATCCTTTGCGCCGCGCGTCTTGCCCTTTTGGGTTTGATGCTTTTACGCCAGGCTGCAAATTCTTGCTATCACCAGAGCGCTCGTATTTCCGCCTACCGGCTTCAGTAAGGCCGCCCTTCGGATTTTGGTACTTGTTCACTTTCTTTTTGCTGCATTCATATTGTCAACAAGATTGGGATATGGTCTACCCGCCGCCCTTGCACTTGCCTGGGCAGACTTTTTTGCATTTGGAGACAGCTTTTTAGGTTCTCCAAGATTTTTTGGTCTTGCCTGATTCCATATTTTTTTATTTACGTTCATAAGTATTTTCCTCTGTTTCATCAATGATTGGACCACCAACCGCCCATGCGTCGCATGTCCTTGCCCCCGCGCACTTAAAATGTAAAAGTTGACAAAATCCCAATTGTGCAGCCTCTATAAATTCGTCCTCATAACCAGATTTTTCCGCCGTGCTTGTAAGCGCTATACCTTCTTTTATGCACTCAAGCATTTGTTTTGTTTGTACAAATGCAGCGCAATTCATGCAACGCATACCCTTAGCCTCGTCTAAATCTGTGTTCCATATCACAGTCTTGCGAAGCCAAAAGGTCTGATTATTGGTTTCATCATAGGGATTTGCGGGACCGTAGCCCACATTGGCAAACGCCCAATTCCTGTTTTTAAGATTGGTCTTTATATCTCTAGTTGCTAACGGACATTTGTAATTTTCTGTCTCGGCCTCTTTAATCATATTAATTTGCATTGCTCGCACCACTTCTTTTTTTTAAGATTATTTATTTTTGGTTACTTTCCTTGCCTCGCTCATCCCAACAGCAATTGCCTGTGGACGTGATTTTACCTTCTGCCCGCTACTCGACTTTAATTTTCCAGCAGAATATTCTTTCATTACTTTGCGGACTTTGGCTTGCATTTTCTCTTTCATGTAATCCATCAGACACCCCCGCCAAGTTTGGTAGATGTTATCCCTAGCTCACTATCTGCACGCTCCGCCGATAACAACGACCGTAAACCGCCAGCCCGTCTAGCCCTCATTCCAGCTTGTGTTTTTTTTGCCAGACTAGTTTCCTGTTTTGCAAGCTGTTCGTCTTGCTTTGCAATTTGTTCCTTTTGCACTCGGATCTGCTGTTCTGCTGCAGCCGAAGATCCACCGCCACCACCGCCAAATAAAAATCCCATATTAACTCCTTGACATCATAAAAAAATCTGCTTTGTCTGGCCCATATTTATTCATTAAAGCCTCCACGTGGAAACCAATCAGATTAGCCCAACTGACTGCCCGTGCGTCTTCACATCTTACAGTTATTTGTAATCTATGTAAATTTTGCGATGACACCCTGTAATCACTATAAAGAATTGCCGCCCTAGTTAGCGTTTTAGGATATTTTCTTACACGCTCTTCCATTAGACACCACATCTCTTCAACACCCGTCCATATGCGTACAGCACCAAAACATGCCACGGGCCTACCATGCAAAATTGCGGAGACAGCGTGTCCGCATCGTGCTTGATAATCTAACATTGCCATCACATCCATAGCTTTGCTTATGGTTCGGAAATTTTGTGTTTGCACATCCATAACAGCAACATGGCCCGCTTGAAAGGGAACCCAAATCAAACCTAGCATACTTGGCAATTTAGGCAAAAACATCAAACTCATTCGATGCAATAGTTTGCGCAATAAAGACTTTACCCAGTGGCCGATTTGTCCCTCTGGTTAACTGACGATATTCACCGCCTCCCGTTAATAAATACGCAAAAGCATCACCAACGTGTGAATGTTCGTTTTTATTTGGTGTGTCTTTGTATCTTTCTTGTCCAGCGCCGATTGCAATACGTTTAAAATGATAACCGCCAGACAAAGATTTACGCAATAGCTTGCATGATTTGTTGACCAAAAGGCCCGGCTTACCCATAACCATGCGATTCATTGGAGCTGCCGCCGCCTCCCGTCTAGCTTTAAAATCATTGGTTGCCGTAGGCTCCGCCTTTAGACCTAAAGATCGCAGATATTCAAACGCTGTCGTCTCGTATATCGCATCTCTTTGCATACCGGCTGGATCACCCCAGATCCGAGCCTCATACTTCGAAAAGCGTGTTTGTAATTCACTCATTAAGGTTTGGCCGAAACGCTCTAAACCCATATCAAATGTAACAATTTCATGCAATATACGCCATTGACCATTAGGGTGTCGTTGTCCGAATACAGCCGCAGGAGTCAAACCAAAATCCAGCCCGACCTGAATAGGCAGATATGGATCAGCCTCTAGCTCTGCACTCATTATGTTGTCGTCGTATTCTGGCCACACGCTCTGGCCATCTTTAACAAACGTATAAACACCCTGAGCGTAACAACGGATCCAGTCAAGGTTTTTGCCGGCAAGCTGCTGCATATAATAACCAGCAGGTAGATTGTTAATGTTTTCCGCCTTTGGATTAATACGCCACCATTTGCCACTTGCAAAAATATGGTCATTAGCCTCTGGGTTTTCCGGCAAGTCTTCGGCCGCCACCTCTATCACGCCGCCGGGTTGTTTGAAAAACTTCCAAGCATACCGCCCAGTAATAGGTTCACGCTCCGCTACTCGATGCCACCAATGGTCATCGTCCATTGGGTTCGTGTCCATAATGATTCCATGCCACGATGCGCCGCCGTCACGTTTTGTAGGATACCGTCCAACACGGTGTGTCAGACCATCAATCACAGCTTTGGGTAACTCCCTAGCCTCATTAACCCACGCACCAGTCAGCTCAAGAGAGAGCAACTTTCTAACGTCTTTAGGTTGGTCAAGAGCTAAAAATATCACCTCACAATCAATGCCTGCAGCACCCTCTCTCGCAGGTAGGCGTATATGGTGCGTGATCGGCGGCGTCCACAGCAAGCTGCCAAATGTAGCCTCTGGAAATAAATCAAGCCACGTTTTTATGGTTGTGGTTTTCAGCATAGGGTAGCTGTTTCGCACCACCGCCCAGCGCGAATACTTAATCCCATCAATGGGCGATGGCTTCTGCTGGACAGCCTTTATCAATATTTTGCTAGCACACGCATAAGACTTACCAGACCCTACAGGCCCCATCAAACCTTGCACAAATGAGTTACTTGTAATAAAATCGTATATAACCGGTGACTTGCTAAAGTCTAGGTTTAAACCAGCTATGGGCATTTCACGCGGTGAATGCTCTTTAGTCTTCATGGCTATCCATACCTCGATTGTCGGTTACATCAACCACATCAGGCGATTTCACATTGATACTGATCACAGAAGGCTTGTCGTCATCACCAGGATTATCCAGCAACCCGCTGGCTCTCGCCAAAATCCGTAACACGGCAACTTTGTCATAAAGGTCAATTTCTAAAGTCGAAGCACCATTCTTGTCTGACCTAACCTTGATGTTCTTAATCGCCATCAACGCACTCTCAGGTATCTCGCAGCTCGGCTTGACCTTCACGTTACCATTCTCATCCCAAGTCATTATGTCGGTAATCTTGGTATTGGCCATAGCAAGCAAAGCATAAGCCGTAGCCTCCTTATTGTTGACTAGAGTAGTTGATCGCTCCAAACGCTTCACAATAGAACGTGTGCCACCCCAACCAGCAACAGGCGGTATCTGAGTCGGATACTTATTGCGTGCCATTACTCAATGATTTGACTAAATTTGAGGGAAAAATTGAGAGGGGAACCCATACGGTGAGGTGGGGGGCGGGGGGAGGGAGGGCATCGCTGCCCACAGGCTGCGCACAAGGGCATATGGCCACCCACTCCCACTGCATGCTTGAGACTACCCCACAGCACGTCATACGCTGCCGCTACACTGGCTCACAGGCTCTTCCGGGGGGCTTGTGTCTGCCTGATCTAGCAGGTGCAGTATCCCGTCCGCCAGTGCTTGGACGGTTGGTGTAATGCCCTCTGATTGGTAGACCTGCTGGAGGCGCTGCAGGTGTGCCCTTATTTCACCGACTGTGATATCCTTATGTCGGTTGTCTTGCTTAATGATCTTAGTTATATCGGTGATATTGTAGCCACTGGTGTGTGACAACTTCTTATTGTGGCGTGTCATGTGTTCTCCCTTTGTGTGTAGTGTATCTGCATTTATAATCCCATACACTTTTTCTTCTTCTTCTTTTTTTTGTTCGGGGGGTCTTGCGTCTTCTCGGCTGCTTACATTAGCGATAGCGTCTTGGGCTGTTATGTCGGGGTCGTATATAACCCTTATGGTCTCGTGGCGAGTGTGAGAGTATCCCTTTCGCAATACTTCGATGTAGCCATGTTTTTTCAGCTTGACCACTTGTTGGCTTATCGCCTGTTGCGTTATGCCCAGGTCATCGGCCAGTCTGCGCTGACTTACCCATGTAATCCCAGCGCGGTTGCAGTAAGCGCATACAGCCGCCAGCACCGCGATTCCGGCTGATCCTATCCTTGGGTCAAAGACGGCCGCAAAGGGCATGACGACAATTTTTCTTTGATCCGGCAATGGATCGTACTGCCTAATTTTTGCAGGTGGTGGCAGTGTGAATGCTGTCAAGGTGTATTATAAATGATTATCTGGCCATTCGCCCATTTGTTTCAAAGCCGATACTGTGCGGTTGTGTGCTTTTTCCCACTTGTCTTGCCGCTCATATTGACTTAATTTGTGTCCTTGGTCGATTTCATAATGACATGATAGACACAATGCCGCGATGTTTTCATCGCTGGCTTTGATGCCCATTCCCTTTCCATGACCCCAGTTGCTGTGTGCTGCTTGCACCATATATACTGATCCACAAGACTGGCAGTCAAGACTTGCCACTTTTTTTAGTAGATTTTTGTTTCTTACGTATTTTTGTTTCGGTATCTGCATAATTTTCTTGCGTGGTAAATCTGTGTTTGTTGGCGCATTCGTAACGTCTTTTTTTGCCCTTTGTTTTTGTAACCCTTGTCTCTAGTACATGAGTCCACGTGCCGCAAATCGGGCAAATCACTGTGTGGCTCTATCAGTCATACGATTGGTGGCTTCTTCGGTGCGCCAAATGTCACATCTTATCTTTGCGGCCTCCATCTGCCACAACAAACATACCTCAGCCTCTATCGCCGCCGCCAATCCGTCGACAACCTCTTTATAGTCGGCGTGCCCGTAGGCATAACGCTCTTGTGCATTCGCTGCTTCGGTTCCCATTTTAAGTGCTTCAGACATTAGAAGTGCTTTTTTTATTTTCCTAAATTCCTCAAGCTGCACCCTTTTTGCTTTTGCTGCAGCGAAGCTGGGTGCGTTTTTCAGGATAAAGTCAACAGCTGCATGAGGTGCGCTCACTTAATCACCCCGATCATTCGTAATGCAGCTTCTGCGCTGTCAACCTTGCAAAGTGTGCTACCAGTCCACTCATTGAAAAATTCTTCTTGTAGCGCCGTTAAACGCTTTCTGGGGCCATCCTTGACCTCGACCAAAAATGTATGCCCCTTGAATCCGACCAAAAGATCAACTGGCAGGCCGATGACGTACACATATGCACCTGCCGCCCTCAGCGCAGAAACAATTTGATCTTGATTTGCGTCAACTCTTTTTGCTCTCATCAATCGCCTTTTTTATGTCGCGTCCAATATTTTTGAAGTCAGAATCAATTTCTATCAACTCTCTCACCACGACTCGCGCATGATCCGCAAACCCTGGTGATTGAGCCAGCAACGCATAGTGTGCAACCAATCCACGATATATGCCCTCAAAATCCGCAGGATTTATATCAAGTGTTTTTTTGCTTAAGTTTCTCTTCAATCGAGTAAAAATCACGATCGCTCACGCTAATTGCGCCGTTTTGTCTAAGTTCTACTATGTCCTCGTTGGTAAGCCCCACCCATAATTTTGCATCGTAGGTGTGCTGGGCAAAGTATTTGCCGCCGATGATCTGCAGCATTCGCCACAGCTCGGCGTTTTCGCACTGAAGGTGTCTGATTTTCTGCTCAGTCATGATCTGCCTCTACAAAAGGTTTTACGGGTGTCGTCTTCAAGCGGTCAAGAATGTTTGTTTTTTGGGACTCATATTTTTTCCAAGCGTGATAGCTGCACTTGGGGCCGCTGCCATCAATGCGTACAGACCATCGCTCAGTGCATCCACTCGCTGTGCAAGTCAGCGAATCAAAGTCATTGAAGACCTCAGTGTTTTTTTTAATAAAGCTCATTTGTCGTACTTTCCATCAATGATTTTTTGAAAATTAGTGGCATTTATCACCCACTCGAGATCAGGCCGCCACACCCTGCCTGCCGATTCGTATCCCGAAGCTAGACTGGTGTCTTTTGCCAGGTAAGCAAAAAATGCGTCCCACCACACCAATCCCTCAGCCTCGGTTTTGTAGCCCTCGCTGTAACTGCTCGGCTTGCTTGCCTGTATCCACCGCTGCTTGAGTGCAGCTTGTCTGGCGCCCTCCCAGCTTCTTGGCTGGCTAAGTGCAGGGAGATGTTTTTTCCAAAGAATTAGGATTTCCTTTTGCGGACAGGTCAGAACCGTAGGTTCGGACATAAATGTATTAATTGGTTTATCGTTTATAGTTTCTTCGTTTATAGTTGGCTGAGCGCTGGGTTCCGACTGGGAACCGACTGGGTTTTTTTTGCGTCCACCAAGCCTCCCGTTGATTCGATTTTTCTCTGCCATAGCGTGGTAATCGTGTATCACTTGGTCGCATCTATCGTGAGACCAACCGTCATCGTGCAAGACAAACATATCATCCAACACAGTCTTGACCACTGCAGGACTCATTCGCAGCCGCCTGGCAACCCACTGGGTATCGAGTGGGATTTTTTTTTCTGTGTCGTAGTACATATCCAAAAGACGTCGATAAGCCAAGTCTTCGTCGTTGGATAAATGCGCGGTGGCGGCTCGATAGTCGCCGATGTTGAATTGAAAATAATGCATAGCCTCTTCCCAAACTCCACAATAAAAAGACAATGGCAGGCGGGGAGTTACGCTTTTCGTCCAGCTTGCAAATTCTGGACTAGCCATGTCTCAAACAAACCATTCGGGCTTTAAAACCCTCAACTGCCATACCCTCGCCTGTGGCAAAACCCGCCATTGCGAGACAGCGGCGCGCGTAATTCCCAGCAGCTTTGCAAGAGCCGTGGCAGACCCAGCCAGCTTGATTGCAGTTTTT